GTCTATGTTTAGCATCAAGTAATTGATACTCTTTCGTTGTTAGTATCGGGGGAAGATTTGGTCTAGTCATTGTTAGTTTCCTCCTGTGAAAATGATTTCCAAGTTTTACTTTCTTCCTTATAATTTCTGCTACTATCTGTTAAGAATGGTCTCCAAACTTTCCTCCTTACATATTCATCATACTCTTCTGATTGTGTTGTGTTCATTGTTAATTAATCCTCCAAATAAATTGATAGTTCTTTATCATCTATATCATCAATTTCAGATGCAATTATCTCAAAGATTTGATGAATTGCCTCGTCACTTAGTTGTGAAGTTACGCTTTTCATGTTAATTAACCTCCTGAATTTTGTTCCATACATTAATATAACAGGACAACCAATCTTCTTGCTCTGATGTTAATTGAGTAAAGCAATCTGCTTCACCATGATTAACACTTTCATAGAGTAAATCATCTGCTGACATATACTCTAGGTCATGTAATGTGCAATAATCTCTTAACACATTAGATAGGAAATCAATGTTGTTCATTGTTAGTTTGCCTCCTTAATTAGCGTAAGTAAAGATAACCGCCAGCCCAATCTGTATAGTTTGGGTCATGCAATTTAGATCTATCTGTTATAATTCTTAGATCATATCTAACAATTTTAGCAGGAGATTTCCATGATGCAGGTTTATAAACTTCACCTGTATTCTTATCAATGAAGGCATGAACTCCACCATCACGATAATTACCATCACGCAAATCTTGATGAATTACTTTAATATATTTGCGACCAAATTCCATTCTAAACTTAACAGGAGCAGATGAATTTGGGTATCTTAAGTTATAGTTTTCCTCAAGACTTCTGCATAATTGCCATACCCACTTTTCAATCTTTTGATCTAAAGTGAGTTTTTCTTCAGGAAATACTGCGATTGTTGGGATTGCTGTTGTCATAATGAATTAGGGGTGAATTGTTAATAAAAAAGGACAGAAATTACTGTCCATTAGTGTATGAACCCATCACACATTCGCCATAACGGACTTCTGCATATCCGTACTCTTCAGATAGATCAAGGCATAAACCCCAACAATCGTCAAGAGAAACAAATGATGAATTCTCAAAAGGTGCAGATGGACAATGAACTGAATATCTCATAATCAAAAAACTTAGGTACACTATAAGGACACTTTCGGCGCATCAGTTTCTATTTCTGGAAGCATGAAAGTTATGATAAGAAAATGTTCTTCTATCTACGATCTTAAATAAACCAAACTCGTTCCACATTACATAACCTTCATGGTCAACAAAATGACCATCTATTGTACATTCAATATCATCATCTGGATGTAGATAACAAAACATATCCATCTTAATTGACTCTACTAATTTCCACAAACGTAGAACATTTATGTCGATTAAGTTATCACTAGCAAGGGCTTCTAATGTTAAATCATCTATCTCAATTCCTTCACGAATACATGTATTTAATTGCTTCTTAATTCGTGTTACTTGTTTAACACTTGGGAACTCACATAATGTTGCAATTTGTTTCGCAAAGTTACATACATCTTGTATATCATCAAGTTGATCTGATATTTTAACATTAGGTCTAACAAATAACACATGAGATGTATCTGTTAACCTCTTTTTAAGCGGTTGTTTAATACAATCTCTTAAACGATTAGTAGTGGCTTCATAATAAGTATGAGGGGCAATAATAATGTTTTGTGTTAATTTCTCTGGAAATTCATAGGTTATGGTATTAGGGCAGTAAGTAGAATTGCCACCAAAACCGATAAAATCACCTTGGTAGATGTTATTAGTGCGAGGTAAGTAATCAAAGCAATGATGAAGAATCTCCGCCACTTCTCCTTGATGATTGTTATCAATTTGCTGATGGGATTCGTTGATCTTGATTTTAATTTTGTTGAATACACTTTTAGTACCTACGAAGAAATTACCAGTGGAAGGATTGCGACCCCAAACTATTGCTGGAGATCCATCAATCTTTACTGTTACATTACTATTAGCAGTGAACCAATTAAGGACACTTAAATCACCATTAAGAATGGAATCTTCAGGATGTTCAATGTGAATGTTTTGCATGATAATAGTATAATAACATAAAAAAGAGGTCTAATTGACCTCTAGGGTGCCAGTTTATTAACTGACCTTAAATGCTAATTTAGCGAACCCTTCGAGGTAGATTAGAGGGAGAAGTGCTAACTCAAAACCATCTAATTGGTTTAGGTTTCTTCTCACTTTCTCTACTGATTCCACTTCTTTCTTAACAACAACTGGTTCAGATTGTACTGGTGTTGGTGTTACTTTAGAAGCGGACTTTCTGGGTTGCTTAACTGTTGCTGATGCTTTTCTGGTTCTTCTCTTGCGAGTGGTAGCAGTAGCAGTTGGCATAGTTAATCAAATCAAAGAATAAATGAGGGAATGAGAAATTGCAATTTCTCTTCTGTGATGCCTTGAAATCATTTAAGTCTCAAGGTCTGCTCTGTGCATATCCCTCACTAGGGTGACACTTTATAGGGCTGGTTACTAACATTTATCCACGCATTTTAGATTGTATAAAGTTAGCACGAGAGAATACTTCACGATTAACTATCTTATAGCAACCAAATTCGTTGCTCATAACATAACCTTCGTGACCACATTCTTCACTACCAATATAACAATCAATGTCATCATATCTCACGATATGTTCAAACATATCCAACTTAATTGACCATATTAATTTCCATAAACGCATTACATTTATATCCACATTGTTATCAACTGCGATTGCATCTAATGTTAAATCATCTAACTCAATATTTTCACGAATACATGTATTTAATTGCTTCTTAATTCGTGTTACTTGTTTATCATTAGGGAAATCACATAATGTTGACATTTGCCTAGCAAAATCGCATAATTGTTTTATATCTTCTCTATCATCATCAATATAAACTTCTGGATGAACAAATAAGACATTGTTATCACTTTCCAATTCAAATTGTAAAGGATAAGCAACTGCATTTCTTAAATCATCCTCTGCTATGTATAATGTATGTGGTGCAATTATGATTTCTTGGTTGACTTCTTCGGGGAATTCGTATCTGATTGTATTAGATAAGAAAGAACAAGTGCCACCAAAACCGATAAAATCACCTTGGATGATAGAATCTGTAAAAGGAAGATTATCAAGGCACTTATGGAGAATATCTGCCACTTCTCCTTTATGATTTGCGTCAATTTCTCTATGGTCATGGTTAATTTTGATTAGTTTTTTGTTAAATACGGATTTAGTTCCTACAAAGAATTTATTAGTTTTAGGATTTGTTCCCCAAACTATTGCTGGAGATCCGTCAATCTTTGCTGATATGTTACTATCAGAAGTGAACCAATTTAATACACTAAGATCACCATTTAAAATGGAATCTTCAGGATGTTCAAGATGTAAATTCTTAGTCATTTTCATAATCAATTATAACATAAAAAAGGGGATATTACAATCCCCAAAGTATCATTTAGGAAATCACTCCTGCTAATCTTAGACCTTCTTTTGTTCCTGCTTCAAGTAATAAAAGAGGAAGAAGTATAAGAGAAAATCCATCACGAGGATAATCTTTTAGCAGAGACTTCACATTTTTAGTCTCAACTTTAGGTGCTTCAGTTACAGTTTCAGTCACAACTTTTGCGGATCGGGTTGTTTTATTTACCCTTTTTGCTCTAGTTGGTGTTACTTTTGTAACAGATTGCGGAGACTTCTTAATAGTTGCAGTAGCAGATTTGGATGCGGATGATCTTCTGCGAGTTGCCATAAGTAGTCAAAAATAAACAATAATAAGTGTAAGGGCAGAGAGTAATTCCAGACTTTCTCCCCACCAGATTAGGGGCAGTTTAAGGATCTTTAGACCTCTACGCTGTTTAATCAGGATTCTAACCTGACCCTTACACTATGATAACACTTTATAGGGCTGGTAATTATTACTTTTTCTGCTTTCTTAATTGTTTGATATAATTTCTAGCAGACAATTCGTTCCTACATTTCTTTAACCATTCACCCTCATGTATCACCATTAATTGTGTCTTACTTCCCATAATTGGAACAGCATAATATCCATCTTCTGTTGCAAATCCATGCTCACAATCTTTATAAAAACGTGCAATAGATTTTAATTCTTTTTTATCCATAAACCCTCTTGTTAATTAAGTCACCATAACTTTCATTTAATTCACACCCTAAGTAATATCTTCCTAATGATTTTGCAACTTTCGCTGTTGTTCCCGATCCCATAAATGGATCTAAAATAATATCACCCTTTTCACTACCTGATAATATTGCTGGTGTAATTAGTTCTTCTGGATATACAGCAAAATGTGCATCTTTATATGAAGATGTATTAATATTCCAAACACTTCTCTTCCTTTTCATACCCTTACCAGTTACAGTAGGTTCTTTAATAGAATCAACATCAAAATAGTAATTCTGGTTCTTACTTAGTAGGAACAAATATTCATGGGATTTAGTGCATCTATCTCGCATACTTTCTGGCATTGGATTAGGTTTATTCCAGATAATATCTTGTCTTAAATACCATCCATCTGCTCTTAATGCAAACGCCAACATCCAAGGAATACCAATTAAATCTTTTTCTTTTATACCCTCTAATTTATTACCTCGTCTTGCACATTTGTCTGGTAAATCTTGTTTAGTGTTAGCAACAGTTTGTTTAACTAATGCTTGACCTTTTCCAGGTCTATAGTTATAATAACTGTCCCCAATGTTTAACCACAATGTACCATCATCAGCAAGACAATCTCTTACACCACTGAATACTTCTACTAACTGATTAACATATTCTTCTGGAGATTGTTCTAATCCTATTTGATTATCTTGTCCACCATAATCTCTTAGTCCGTAGTATGGTGGTGATGTGACACACATTCTTGGTCTTTCGGCAATACCAATTGATATTTGTGCCTTAAGTGTGCCTAAAGTTTCTCTACAATCTCCATATAGAATTGTATCTCTCATTTAGTTTGCTCCGATACTATTGCCTTTAACTTACCATCATCATCGACAGTAATGTTTATATCATGTCGAAGATCACTATTATTCTCCATGATTCTAATATCTATGGCATTACCTTCACCATACTCAAACATAATGAATCTACTATCCTTTACCTCCCACTTGTCAGGATTCTTGGCATGTTTATACACAGGATGTGAGTGCTTATCTTCATATCCTTTTACCCAATCAACCATTTAAAATAAGATGGATTACTTGTACTATAATTATACCATAAAAAATCCACATTAACCACATGCCAATTTTATTATG